ACTGTGGCGTTTCTATCAGCATCCAGCGTCATCGTAAAGCTTTCCAGGCTCAAATCGCTTCCCACCTGAGCTATCCCTCGAACTACCTCGCCGCGTATAATATCTTCATCCTTTTTCTTACCCAAAATGTTTTTGAAACATATTCCCTCGCTTAAGTTAAAGAACCATTCACCTATGTTCGTTCCGAGAACCATTTCAAGCTTTTGCTTCGTCAAATCATTTCCATGCGTCATTTCTATATCGCCTTGTGCGCCTATCACAATATCCCCGTTTTCAAGCTTAAAATCTTTCATGATTCACCGCCTTTATATAATTCCTACTATAATGGCGTTGTTTTTCGAATGCGCACCTGCTTCCGGCAATGTATTCACCCCGGTTATTGCTTGTGTAATCTCCCTGTCGCAGCATACACAAAGCACTAAATCATTGACTTTGATTTCTTCTGGAACTATTACCGTTGTGGTCTCTTTTGATGATGAACTTATACTTTTAACATATGTAATCGATTTCTCTGTCATTTTGTATTTTGCGTTCTCAAGAATTGGAACGTCGGCAATCTCAGCTTGTGCTGTTGCGTTACTTCCGTACTGCTTAATAAGATTCATTGGCTGTATATTTGCAGTTGTTAATCTATTATCCACCTTCAGTACCCTGCCGATAAATGCAATGTCCATATTCATAACTTTATCGTCTATCATGTTGTCAAAAAATTTCTGCAATCCCATAGTAGTCCTCCTATATTAGCTTTATTTCAGTTATAAAGTCGCTGTCGTTTATTGTATGCGTACCATTTTTCACGCGGAAGCTTCCGTTAACTTCCAGGCTTTGTAGTGTCACGATTGCCGCGGTCTGCATACGGTGTTGCAAAAGCATTTGCACCTTATATCCATGTACAGTTTCTTTGATATCATCCCCTACTGTCTGCGTTTCCTCAAACTCTTCCGGACTTTCTATCAATCCTGTTGTCTCCGACAACGTAAAGCCTATATTATCACCTTCGCTTATGTGCCTGGCATATATCTTACCTTTCATTACATATACGGATATCCCACAAATTTCGGCATACTTCTTGATGTTTTCCATTAAATCTCCGTCCACGGTCGTTTGACTGGTATACGTTTTATCTACTCTTGGATTAAATACGGCTATCGGAGTTCCAGTCCTTTTCAGCAAACTCTTCAAAATTGTGCTTGCCTTAGAACCTTTTTTAAATTTCAAACTATCCACCGTTTTATTACTGACATCGTCAAAACACTTTATTACAGTTTTTTTATCTGCCCCATCCCATTTAGTGGATGTTCTGTCAATAAATCCTCTGAAAATAATTCCTGTATCACTTCCGTATCCTGCAGATATAGATACACTCTGCCCAATTTCAATCTTTGACACAGAGTTTTTTGACAGATTATATATAACTATTTCAGCTTCATTTGCCTCCATATCATCATCAAATGGCACTGTAATTTCCATGTCAAGATTATCCATATCAAATGTCAATCCGCATGTCTCGACCATAGCCTTACGTCCGAACAACACGTTTCTTGACGCAACAGGCTGTTCGGTCCAAGCTTTTGCAGATTCTATCATTGCATCAGCCAACTCACTCATACGGTTTCACTCTCCTCTATAGGAGATACACCGTCATCAATATACAAAAATACCGTTTCACCAAAGTTATCCCACGTCACTTTGTCCTTATTACCTGAAATATCATACGGTATTATATCAACAGCAGGGTATAATCCGCCCCTTGATACACATTCAAAAATCTTTCGGCCATATATTACAGGAGCTCCTTCACAAATTGTTTCCATACCCTTGGAAATACCCACAGTAAACATATCTGCCGTAGAATTATAATTTACTATAATCCTGAACAGTTCATCTCCGAGCGATATATCAAAGCTATACGGTATCATATTTTTTTTAATTGGAATTTTGCTCATACTACCTCCGTGTTCCCATCAACAGCCTTGATCCGACTATCAATGTTTTGGCATCTCCCTGTTTGGAAAATGCACTTGGATTGTTGCTTATTACCCACGCACATGTTGTTCCGAGCGATTTGTAAGTTTTATTTACAAGTTGCCACACAGTCTCTCCTGATTTGACTGTGTGATAAACATTGTCTTCATCTGATTCTATTTGTTGCACACCAGCCGAAGTTTCGCTCTTGGTATCATTGCTTGGCATATTTTCAATATTAACTTCATCCACCCAACCATACACTTTTTCTCCGTCTGTAGATATTAAATGATACGGATGAGCTTTACCCTTTGCAATATTCGACACCGTACATACGCTTCTATTGCGGTTTGCCACGGATTTTATCGCTGTTGACGATTTATAAACAGCTCCGCCTTTGAAAACAACAGTATCCCCTTTTTGAAGATTGGATATGTTACTAGAGATTCCCGATACACTCGTAGGTGTATCGGGGTTCTCGTAACTGTCACTTGCAAATCTAACTTCCTGCAATGTCATATCAAATTCAAAACCATTAGCCACAGTATTAGGATGGCTCGATGAAAACGACGCAATCTGCATGTCCCAAGCTTTATTTCTACCCGAATATGTAACAAGGGTTCCTGTTTTTTGCCACTTATCTATCTGAGACAAAGCATCTGCCGCTGAAATAGCATCGTTGTTGACCACAACGCCTGAAAGGCTGATTTCTACAGCTTTCGGGCGTACATGGTCACTAAGATCAATTCCTGTTTCGGTTGGATGTGTCGGAAGATCTACCTTTCGGTCAACATTTTCGTCTTTTACACACACATATATGTCATTAAGATATGCCATTACGACCTCCTTGGTGCCGGCCTTTTACGGTCAAGGCTTTCAAATGTTTCTTCTATAGCTTCTGCAACCATCTTTTTAACTTTGCGCGCAGTTGCACGGTCATCATTAGTTCCACTTACGGTCAAATTAAATTGTGGTGAATACACGGTAGTATTCCTAGACCGTGTATATGTATTAGATATTCTATTGCTCTCTGCTTCACTATCGTAAGATTCAGCAAAGGGTATCGACGCCATTGCTGTTTCCTTTGCCTCGTCCTGTACGGTAGACTGCATATTCCTTAATCCTTTAGGAATACCAAGTGCTGTATATTCGCCTATTTCCTCTGTCACTTTGGACGGTGAATTTATCTCTAAAGCACGTCGCATTGTATATGAAATAGCATTTGCGATGCTGTATGCTGTCGATAATACAGCGCTACGCTTATTGTTCATTCCCACAATAAGACCAGTCATCATTTGCTCACCAACACTAATTAGCTTTATCGAAGTAAAACTACTCTTTATCTTAATGGCACATTTATCTGCCATTAAATGGAGTGTTTCTGTTGTAGTTTTTGCTATTACGACTATTGTCGCAGCACTTTCTCTGACAACGCCTACTATCATCGCAGAGCTTATACTTGTAGTTATTGGGAACGCCATAATTTCATCCGTGATAGAGCTTATTGATATTCGTATAGTTTCAAATCCGTCAGATACTCCCGATATATTTTCTCCGAACATGGTAAATCTTGCTTCGATTATTGATAAAGTTTCTTCCGTCGCATCGATAATTCCGTCCATGCTCAGTTCTACATCGTCAACTATCCCCCGAAACGCATTTTTTATCTCTTCGCTGTCAGCATTGATAGTTTCCTTTAATTTGGTTACATCATCAGAGATGTTCTTAACTTCTGATAATGCGCTTTCGCTGCTCTGCTCTATTCCGGTTGCAAATGTACTTACGCTCTCTTGCCCCGCTTGCGTGAGGTCCGTTTCAAACAAATTTGCTGTTTCTGCAGATATGTTGCTTGCAGCAATCTTTGCGCTATCTGTGTTATTGAGTATTCCGCTTGTGAATGATTCACTCAGATTTTCGCCCTGTGTCAACGCCTCACTACTTCCTGAACCAAACGAAGCAGCGATACTTTCAGACGCATTTTTCGTACTGTCTGTAGCTTCGCCCTTTCCAAACACGCTCTTTACACCGTTTACTATACCCGATCCAATACCCTTTATGATATTTCCTCCAACTTCTATCCAGTTTGTATTAAAAATCGTATCTATAATAGCACCGATTATTTTCGGTATAGCGGCCAACAGCTGAGGGATTGCTTTTATAAGTCCCCCTACAAGCGTTATTATGATTTGTATTCCAGACTGTAAAATGTTCGGAAGTTGAGGTATAATTCCTTGTATAAATTTTGTCACGCAGTTTATTGCCGACTGTATAATGGTAGGAATATTCTGTACAATGCCCGTCACAAGACTTTGTACTAAGCTCAGACCTACCGAAATGATCTGAGGCAATCTTTGGAACAACCCTTCAATGAATGTTGTAATGCAACTCACAGCACTTGTTATCATATAAGGTAAGCTTTCAACAATACCGTTTGCAAGGTTCAAAATCATGTCAACGCCTGTCAGCAACAACTGTGGTAAAAAGCTCGATAATCCTTCAATAAACGTTATAGCAGTTTCGCTTACCGCAGTTGTTATAGTCCCCATATTGCTTGCAATACCTGTCACGAGGCTTTGAATTAGGCTTGTTCCCATCTGTAGAATTTTAGGAACATAGCTTGCCATCAACGTCAAAGCATCCGCAAGAACATTTCCGAATTCTTCAACAAGCCCGTTAAAACCGCCATCTCTAAAAGCGTTTGTCAAGCGGTCTATCATACCTGATCCTTCTTGCACAAATTGACGTAGGGGCTCTTGAAGACCTTCGTATACCTCAATTCCCAACCCCGACAATCCCGACTTGAAAATATCAATATCTCCGTTGAGGTTGTCAAGCATTGTTTCATACATATCCTCACATGCACCACTACTATTTTGGATTTCAGCCACAAGATTATCGAATTCATCTCCGCATCCTGCAAGCATATCTCTTGTAGCAGCCAAATCTGTCTTGTTAAATATGGTTGACAGCACATTGTCGACTTCGGCATCACTCATTCCGTTCATGCCTTTTTGCAAGTCCCCGAATATATCATTTATTCCGCGCATTTTTCCACTTGCATCATAAACTGATACGCCGAATTTTTTCAACATTTTTTCGGCATCTGAGGTAGGATTCTGAAGCGATAACATCATATTTCGAAGATGTGTACCGCCCTCTGCCCCCTTAATACCTCTGTTGGCCAAAACGCCTAATGCAGCATTCAGCTCTGTTGTGCCACCAGCCATATTTGAGGCTGTACCTCCGACTGTCAATATAGCTTCACCGAGCTGTGATACAGAGGTATTAGATTTCTGCGCTGTCACCGCCATTTGGTCAGCAAATTTGGTCAGATTAAGCCCTGCTTTATCGACTTCAATGTTCAGAGCGCTCATTGCATCTGTTATAAGGTCAGATGCATCACCAAGCGCCATACCTCCGGCACCTGCTAAATGCAATACAGTAGGCAGCGCCGTAGCCGCCTTTGTGGCATCGTATCCCGCAAGTGCGAGATAGTTTAGCGCCTCGCTCGCCTCCGAAGCTGAGAATGCCGTTGTTGCGCCCATTTCTTTGGCCGCATTTGACAGTATATCAAACTGAGCCTTATCTTCGGCAAGGCTTGTATCAAGACCCATAGTCGCAGCCACTTGCGACATACTGCTTTCAAATTCACGTCCGACATTTATAGCAGCAGTTGTCATTCCGCCAACTGCTACCGCTCCGGCAGTAACCGCCGCAACGCCCACTTTTGCAACAGACTTTAAACCGCTTCCCAGTTGACTTGTTGCGCTCTTTATTCCACTTCCGAGCTTTTCAAAGCCCACACTTGCCGCTTCTTTCAGTTTGTTTGCGAACTCTTTAGCTTTCGCCGCTCCTGCTTGAAGCAGAGGTCCCATACTTTTTACTCCGTTGCTTATTTTCACAACAGATATCTTGCCTATATTTTTCAGAGCTGTCCAAAAACCTTTTGCGCCCTGTTCTCCCTGCGTAAGAGTTTTTTTGAGTTTGTTAAAATTGTTTTTCAGGTTATCTATTTTAGTTGCCGCAAGTGTTTTGACATCATTTATAGTGTTCCCGACCGACGTCTTAAGTGAGGATACAGCATCCCTTACAGTCTTTATAGGATCTGCTCTTATATTCTGCATTGCGCTCCACATTGCCGTAAGCTTGTCTCTTGCAAGTGCCGCACTTGTGTCAAACGTCTGTATATCATTATCCAACGATACAAACGTTGTATCGCTTGCAATTTCTGACACGGCGCTTTTCACTCCGCCCATATTATCAGAAAGAGCCCCCACATTGCGTAGGGACTCTTCCGCACCTGAATATAATTCTTCAAACGGATCAGTGCCGTTCATTTCCGCGGCACTGTTTTTTATTTCTTCCATGCCCGAATTAAGTTCTGAAAGCGCACTGCTGTTTGTATCAAATGAAATCTTTACTACGTCCTCGCGGACGGTATTCGCCATTGCCTCACCTCCCACGGACGGAAACTCTTTACTTTTCTTTCATCGCCCTTTGCACCATGTCATATGCTGCATTCGCTTTTTCAAGCTCCAATCGTGTCATACGGTTAAACACCAAGTCATACGCTTCGGCGTCAAATGCTCCGTCTTTAGTGAACACCAACCTCCACATATTCCAGCACTCGTTAACTTCTTCTTTAAGCTCACGATTTGTTAACTTCGGCTCGAAACTTGCCGTTCATTACCTCGATGCCAAATCTCGTTACCTCATCAAGAGTTTCGCCGTCCTCAAAGCTATCTATCTTTAAACCAGTGGGTTCAACGATTACATTGCTCAAAATCCAATTTGTCATTTTTTCCTCGTCCGTATCGACTGCACCGTTTATATTCACCTTACACTCGTTACGCATCTTGTATTTCATTGACAGTCCGTTAAACTGAGCTTTGTATGTAGTTCCATTTATTTCTTTATCTATCGTATATGCCATTCTCTTTTACCTCCCAAAATCATATAGCTTCTACGGTATAATCCATCACCGTAAATACAAATTCCAAATCTTCTGATTCTTTTCCTCTTTCAATCTCAGGATATGACTTTAAACAAGCCTGAGATCCTCCCATTCGTTCGCCTAAAGTCTTGTTTGTCGCCCACAACGGGAAATTGTCCACCCGTTTGACAAGCCCCATCAAATGCTCTTTCGAAGGGCTTGTTGACTGTATTGTCACCGTCACCTCTCCAATTGGGTCATTTATAATATTCTTCACTACATCGCCTTGCGCGCCAACGCTAGTTGAAATAAGATCCTCATTCTTTGAGCCTGACACCATGTTTTCACCTAATCCAGTAATATATACGCTATCCACCTGTACAGTAGTGTCAGTTGCATCATATTTTGTAACGTTCGTCATAGACTATATCCTCCTTATATCATATCTTAAGTGTTCCTGTTATGTGCACAGTATCGATAGCACCTGCTGCATCAAACTCAAACGTTGCATACGGGTAATGTCTTGTAGATCTATTTTCAGCCGACGTTTCCGACCTTGGAGCGCATGTTATCGTGTATGCCTTAGAACCATCATCATTAGTCGCAATGATACCATTATTGTATCCTGTATTCATTACATCTGCCATTTCAGTCTCAATCAGCGATATGCCTGTATTGTCATATGCTATCTTTGCCGAACGGTTTAGGAGTTTTTGAACCTTGTAGCGCATATTCTGTACTACCCAGTCTACAATGTCTGTTATATCCATATACTGTCCATACATGGACTTTCCGCTTGTTGTGACCGTATCTCCAGCTTTAGATACTATTGTGCATGCATTGAGCGAAGCTATAATGTCCATTTCTCCGCTCGTCCAGCTCATCGGGTCAACACCTGCAAGCACCATGTTCTTATAATTGAAGCTTCCCGCTTCTTGCCCGGCTGCTTCTCCGACAACTGCTCCGACAGCATACGGGTCAGTGTGTATAACGCAAAATACGTTTTTATATTTCGGAATACTTTCCATATATTCAATAGATGCAACTGTAGCAAACATCGTTTTCCCTTCCGCAAGTAAAAGTGTTGCCAGCTCATCATTATAATAATCGCTATTAACACTTCCCGTCAGTACTAACTGTCTCCAGTCTTTATCTGTAACAGCAGATATTTTTTCAGTAAGTTCTGTCAGTTCAGGTGTTTTCAAGTGCATCACCGCAACCTTTGCAGGTTTATGTTCCTGCGCAAAAATTGCCGCACACATCTTATACGCCGCACTATCTGTCTTATATCCATCTTCAAGTACTTCTTTAAGCGATGAATACTCAGTGTATTCCTTATCATCTGTGTTTCCTATTTCAGCAACCAACGGAGTGCCAAATCCCTGCGTTCCCGCAGTTTCTGCCACTGATATGTCTACCGTAACATCATAATTGCTCATATAGTTATCTCCATCTCCTTCTTGTCCTACTATTGCTTCTCCTACTATCGCTTGTCCTACTATGTTCGTAAGCATTTTATCGCCTCACTTCCGGCTCAATCTGTCTGTATAACACGTGTAATGTTATCAATAGTATACGCATTCCAACCGTTATTATATACTATTGCATAAGTATTGCCGGCCAGCATCAATGTATTCAATGATATTGTTTCATCTGTATTCCCGTCTTTCAGAACCACCCCATCAGAACCCACTATATTAAGCATATTAACTATTATTCTCCAACCATTATAGGTCTTTGGAAGGGTTATTCTTATTTCGGCTCCTGACTCTATAACAATTTCAGTAGTTGATATATCCGTTGCAATATTTACATATCCCGAACCTCCTGAGTGCACTTCCATATCGCTTGTCACAATTATAACATTGGATTTGTTTACAGTTGATGCGGGCACAGATGTAATAGGTGCAATCCTCACCCAATCTGCATATGTTTTCTTATTCTTATCAACACATCTGCGAACCCACACATATCCATCTCGTTTGAGCGAAATTCCCAACTGAACTGCCCTGTTATTAAGATTATCGGGAATATCTACAAGCGCAATCATTTCCTTAACGCCGTCACTATCGTCAACATCTGTCGGTCTGCCTGTCGATATAGGGGCATACAGCCCACCGTGCACACAGTTGCCGGCATATTGTTCCTCAGAACAAAAAAGGTCGCATCTTTCATACGGCCAAAACTTAGCCACAAAATCATTCAGATACGCCGCCCTTTCAGGAGTGAGTGCTCCCAACTTTCCGCTGTTATTGTTGTATGTACCATCATTATTTTTTGTGGTGGATGGTTCTACCTCGGTAAATGCCTGTGTTATTCCTTCCAGTATCCCATCTTCCATTCGATTCAAGTCCTTCGCAACAATGCTTTCACCGTATTTCCACGTCTTTTTTTTGTATGCCAATACTATCCAACCTCCTCACATAGTTTTTCAAGTGCTGATTTATGCAATTTCATATATGTGCTTTTTTCATAGCAAAATTGTCTGTATTCCGGGTTATTCTGCAAAATCCATATCAGCTCATTCCACCTTATTCCCTCAACATAAAGCTTCTCAATTATGATATGTTCAAGTGGCTTAAGCTTACCCTTAGATTTATTGAGAATCTTTTCTATCGAAAAGCTTTCTTCCTCCAACTTTAACAACAATTTTTCATTAAGTAACATGCGTTCCGCTTTTAAGTCCCTAAGTTTTTTTAAATAGCTTTCAGGCTTCCCAAAACTCTCGGCACGTGCTATCTTCTCTTCTATCCCGCTGATTTCGCATTTTATCCTTTTCAAATCCGCAACATCTTCTTTTCTCATAGCAAGTAAGCCTGCAAAGTTTTTCATATTTTCTTTTGTCAAATCATTCACCCCCTATTTGTATTTTCGTATCAGATCCCGTGATAGTCACACTGTCTATCGTGTCAATATCCATTTCCTGATCATCCATGCACCAAAACACCGCATCAAATCCGTGAGCGTATTCATATTCCACCGTCAGCATATTACTCCGCTCCGACACTTCACCCACCGATTGCACTATCACTTCATTATCTTTTAAGAACAAACGACCTGCATAGTCGAGCCAGTTTCGGGCGGTCATGGCTAAAGAATTGCTTTCACCCCAATCATCCGAAAGTGCTTTGACACTTATTGTTTGAGTAAACGGTTTCCTCGCTTTCCCATCCTCATACTCACCCCATGTTCCTCTGTCATGCTTTGCAAGTATCGTCACCGTATAGACTATATACGGATATTTCGGTGGCTCAGCGTTCTGATCTGAACGAATTACCGGAACTTTCAAAGCGTTA